AATACGTGGGGAGAAACGAATGTCCGATATGAGCAAACAGCAGCGCCGCGCCGCCATGCCTATCGTTACCGCATTCGTTGACGACATACGCAAGCACTTCGGAGTGGATGCGATCGTGGCGATTAAGGCCAGCGAGAACGGGCAGAAGATTGAGTGGAGAAAACAGACGGAGCGCAATTAATGGATGGCGTCGTCAAAGACCGGGCATGGTGGACGGAATGGCAGCTTGAGAACTGGCGGCGTTACATGGAATCCGGTGGCCTGCCTGACGAGCTACCAGACCATGCCAGCGGGGGCGCTGAAAACGCTACCTCGATGGATTGGGAGTCTTGCGAAAGCGCATATCAGGAAATGGATGCGGCCCTAGCCAGAACGACAAACGCGGTTATTGACGACCTAGAGCCTATGCACCAAGCGGCTATCTGCAACGCTTACCTTGCGATGGTTTGGCGGTTCCAGCGTACGGACTTCCAAGCGATTTTGAAGGTGGCGAAGCTGCGGCTGGCGGATGGTCTGGTGCGTAAGGGCGTATGGATGGGTGAAAAGTAGTCTGCAAATCGTGTTGATTGTTTCCCAAAATACCGCTATAAATCTAAATACCGGGGCGGCGCTCGCCCATATAAAACGTAAAGCTCGCTTCGGCGGGCTTTTTTCATTTGGAGAGCCATGCTAACGCATCCGCTGTGCTTCGTTTCAAAGTCTCAATACAAATTGTGGCGCGAAGCCCTGATGTCCGGTAATGAAATAGCGAATATCTGCACCGATTGCACTCCGAGCTATAAAGCGCAAATGGTCAAGCAGTCAAGATGCCATAAGCCTAAAACCGTATTCGCCATCGACGCCGATGGATTCATTGAAGGCTTCAGCGATGGCAAGCAACATAGATTTACGACTAGGCAGTTAATCGCCGCCTAATTGACGATTGCCCGCCCGCCGAATTCTCCTATACCCCTCCCCCTCGCCTGTGGGAGATCGGCGCGGCGGCATCTATTTTAGATTTCGCGCGATTTCTGAATTAATGCGTCCGCTTGTTTTAAGCGCTTTAGAGCGCGATAGATTGTCGAGAGTGCAATACCCTCTGCCTTTGCTGCTGCGTACGCTGTAGAGCCTGTTTTAATGCGTTCTATGGCGCGTTCTGTGGCGGATGAGAGGCGGCGGCTCATGAAAACCTCTTGAGTTCAGATTCAATGTCAACGCGCGTCGCAATTGAATGGTTGAGTTCGGGAAACGGGATGCGATCGCGGCGATATTCGCGCACTAAATCGGACAGTTCTTTGCGGGCGGAGATGACTGCCGGATGTTTTCGGCATGGTGCGGATGGGATTGTGTGCAAATAGGTTAGTTCGGGAACGCGAAACAGATTTGCGAGCGCCCAAGTTTTGCACTGAACAACATAAACGGGACGCTTGAGCCATTTTTCAAATGAGTTCATGATTAATCCTAGCCGGTTAATTTCCTAGTAATTGATCGGTTAGAGGCCCGCTCGGATTGGCGTCCGGCGGGCTTCGTTTTTGGATGTGGTCTGTTAGCGGATGCGAGTGAGCGAGTCAACGTAGGCGTTGAGCGCTTCTCCGATTGTGAATTCGCCCGTGAACGGCGGAATATCCTGAAGGTTCAGGCGAAAGCCGCGCGCGGCTGTGTCATGCTTGCCTTCGATGCTGAATCCCAGCAGCAGGGCAACCGATTGCGCGCCGACTTCGGAGAGTTGTTCGTAGAGGTTTTGTGCTTTCATGATTTAGTCTCCTAGTTAGTTATCTCAATTGGCGTTGAGTGCTACTTGCTACGGTTCCCATTATAGAGCGTTATGCTACATAGTCAACTACCGTTCGTCGGATGGGAAAATGGCAATTTTCTTAATGAAATCAACAAAAGCACGATTCTGCCTGATGAAATATGATAAATATCCGCTATCCTTGCTGAAGCAGGTTGCCAGAAACGTGACGGCCAGCATGCGCGTAATAGCTATCCTCGAATGGAATCGCCTGAAAGTATGAAAAGCGGGAACGCAGTCCAGTCGGTCGCAGATAAGCACCGGGACGAAATATTAGAGCGTATGGCTAACGGAGAAGCCGTATCAAGCATCGCTCGCAGCTTGGGCTACGCTACCCATGCAGGAATAGGAAACCGCCTTAGAGATGATCCTGATTATCAGGCAGCGCTAAAGCATGGAGTAGTCGGCAGACTCGAAAAAAGAGAGCAGGAATTGGAGGCGGCGCAGGATAACGTATCCGTAACGCGCGCTGATCGGCTCCTAAATCACGCACGCTGGTGGGCAGAGCGCATCGACCGCAACACCTTCGCACAGAAGCCCGACATAGCAATCAACATTAACAACATCGGCTCCCTCGATGGCGCTATGGGCATGCAAGCTGCCGATCTGTTGAGCAAGGTAAAGAGCGTAACCATTGACGCAGAGCAGCAAACAGCCGATATTGCACAAAAAACAGGCAGCGAGTAGTTAAGTCATTGATTCATAACGAATCACGATTTAACATAATGGATATTATGCGCTTAAACGCGAGTAGGGTTATTCATCCTACTGCGGCGCTCTGGTAAGCATTCTTTCCGGCCGGAGCCGACCCCCACCCCGGCTTTGGGACGAGGGGGCGGGGGTGAACTGAGTCGGTGGCCCCACCCCTCATGCATCGCACTTCAATTTTTGCGCGAAAAATTTTTGGATATAACTCCTGTATTAACACATGACCCCAAAGGCTGCGGAAGGCAATCGGAAGCGATGCGCTAGATGGCGCTCCAAGAATCCGAGCAAATATCGGGCGTATATGCGGGACTACATGAGAAAGCGCCGTGCCGCTCGATTCTAAGACCGTCAAGGGTCTGCATGAATTGCCGATGGAGAAGGCGATCATGTTTTGGGACGGGTTGGAGAGGATGGGGAGAGAGAAGAATCAGTTAGCGGCTGTGGTGCGGGAACTTTGTTGCGTTGACCTGTTTTATCTGTTGGTGAGGGCTTGTAAGCGGGTGGACATGCTTCATCCGTGGGTCTACGAGCGTGTTAGAGAGGTTGAGAGCGATCCTGACGGGCATTTGGACTTGTGGTCTAGGGAGCACTTCAAAAGCTCCACAATCACTTTCGGCAAGACCATACAGGACATTCTGAAAGACCCTGAGATTACTTTTGGGATATTCAGTCATACGAGGCCGATTGCTAAAGCCTTCCTCCGGCAGATCATGGTGGAGTTGGCGAGTAACCAGACTTTGCACGCGGCTTTTCCGGATGTTCTTTGGGGAACTGATGTTCGGCAGAGTCCGAAATGGTCTGAGGACGAGGGAATAGTTGTAAAGAGAAAGTCGAACCCCAAAGAAGCGACGATTGAGGCTTGGGGGCTGGTGGACGGTCAGCCGACTTCCAAGCACTTTAAAGTCCTTCTATACGACGACATCGTTGTTCAGGCTTCGGTGACGACACCGGAGATGATTGAAAAGACGATGACTGCGTTGGAGCAGTCGTATAACTTGGGAACGACTCCCGGTATCAGAAGGTTTGCCGGAACCCGCTGGCATTTCAACGATGCTTATTCGACCCTGATTAAAAGGGGTTCAGCCAAGTTAAGGATGTATCCCGCTACTAAAGACGGGACTGAGGATGGGGAACCTGTTTTCTGGACTCGGGAACAGTTAAACCAGAAACGTCGGGACATGGGGCCGTATACGTTTGCGGCTCAGATGTTGTTGAACCCCAAAGCCGATTCCTTGCAGGGTTTCAAACGGGATTGGTTAAAGCACTACAAGATCATGACTCCGATGATGATGCGTCGGATGAATCTTTATATCTTGGTAGATGCTGCAAATGCAAAGAGAAAAGAGTCCGACTACACCGCAATTTGGGTGGTGGGTTTGAACACGGACAAGAATTTTTACGCTCTCGACATAACGAGGGACAGACTGAACCTCTCCGAGCGGACTAAATGTGTAATGGATTTGCACAGAAAGTATTCGGGGATGGGCTGTAACGTGGTTCAGGTGAGATATGAACGGTATGGTTTGATGGCGGACATTGACCACATCAAGACCGTTCAGGAAAACGAGAACTATCGTTTTTTCATTACTGAAGTCGCTGGCAGAACCCCTAAAGACGATCGGATTAGAAGGCTGATTCCGATTTTCGAGAAGGGGACTATTTACCTGCCGGAGACTCACTACAAAACCGATTACGAACGTGTTCCTAGAGATTTGGTACACGATTTTATCGAGGAAGAATATATGGCTTTTCCCGTTTCGGCTCACAAGGACATGATGGATTCGCTCTCAAGGATAGCGGAACCCGATGTTCCTTTGGTGTGGCCGCAGATTAATTCAGTTTCGTTGAGCGAAGATAGCTTCATGCCGACGAAAGCGGCTTACGCAACGTGACCGACCTTGATACCGACAAAGAAGTCGGTGAAGGAAACGATCAAGAAATTCTAGACGAAGCCACTGAACGCTTTGCGCGCGTAAAAGAGGATGACCAGTTAAATCGGGACAATTATCTTGACGACTATCACTTCGTCTACTCGCCGGGTCGTCAATGGGCGGAAGAAATCCGGACTCAAAGACAGAAGTGGAAAGAGCCGTGTCTTGAGTTCAATCAGTTAAAGCAATTTGTAAATCAGGTCGTCAATGACCAAAGACAAAACAAGCCTGCGATTATTGTTCATCCCGCAGGGGGAGATGCTTCCAAAGAGGTTGCTGAGATTGAGCAGGGTCTTATCCGCGCTATTGAGCAAGACCCTAAAAGCCCTGCCGAGATAGCTTACGACACGGGTTTCCAAGCTGCGGTCGTAGGTGGTCGCGGTTGGTGGAGAATTTGTGCTGAATACGATGGCAAGTCTTTTAACCAAAAGATTTGCATAAAGCCGATTCAGGACGCTTTGACCGTTTATGGAGACTTGGACTACCAAGAGCCAGACGGGTCGGATAGAAACTACGTTTTTGTGGTCGAGCAGGTACACAAAGACGATTTCGTAAGACGCTGGCCGAAAGCGACTCCGGTAAGTTGGGATGATCTGGATTCAAACTGGAAGGAAGGCAAAGATATTCTTCTTGTGGCGGATTATTACCGTCGCGTCCCTAAAAAACGTGTTTTGGTGATGAATTCCGATGGGGCGGTGGGTTTTGAAGATGAAATGCCCCCGCGTCCGAGCCACATTACCGAAGTACACCGCAGGGAAGTCGAGACTTACGAAGTCGAGTGGTTGAAAATTGCAGGTGGAGCGCAGATTCTTGAACGCTATGAATGTGCGGGAGAGGTTATCCCCGTCATTCATACCTGCGGCGATGACATTCTGATTCAGGGTAAGCGGATTTATCAGGGGCTAATCAGACAGGCAAGGGACGCTCAAGCCATGCTGAACTTCGGCATGACTCAGCAAGCGATTCATCTTGCTTTGACTCCAAAAGCTCCCTACATCGCTCCCCAAGAGGCGATTCAGGACTATCAGAACATATGGAAGAACGCGAACACTGAAAACTATAGCGTCCTTCCGTATAAGCACAACGATTCCAACGGGAATCCTATTCCCATGCCTCAAAGGGTTCAGCCTTCGACCCCTGACAGTGGTTGGAGGGATTGGACGCAGCAGATGATGGCCGGAATGAGGTCGATCATCGGTATGTATGAAGCCTCTCTCGGGATGAAGGGTAACGAGGTTTCAGGTAGAGCTATTGCTGCTCGCCAAAAAGAAGGCGACGTTGGGACTTATCACTTCATGGATAACTTCCATCGAGCCATCGCTTTGACGGGCAGAATTATCCAGTCTTGGATTCCGGTTTATTACGACACTGAACGAATCGTTCACATCATCGGTAATGACGGGATGCGAAAGATTGTGACGCTGAACCAACAAGCGCCGCATCCTGACGACCCTACAAAACAGATTTTGCTGAACGATGTGAGCGTTGGGGATTACGCGGTTGTGATTGACGCTGGCCCCGGCTACATGACCAAGAGGCAGGAGACGGCTGAAAAACTGACTCAGATGGTTCAAGCCTTCCCTCCGTTGATGCAAGCGGCAGGGGATTTGGTGGTCAAAGCCCAAGACATTCAGGACGCGGATTTGATTGCGGAACGTCTTGAAATGATGCTTCCGCCTCCGGTTCAACAGATGATCGCTGCGAAAAAAGAAGGTGGAAAGCCTGACCCTGTGACGGTTGGCAAGTTGATGCAAGCTCAACAGCAGATGCAGCAGATGCAACAGGCATTGCAAGAGCTTCAGCAGGAAAACGTGAAGCTTAAATCGGGTGCGCAAGCGGATGCTGCGAAGATTCAACTGAAAGCGCAGGAGTCTCAGCATGAAGCCATGTTGAGACAACAGGAACAACAAGCGATGCTTCAAATGCAACGTGAAAAAGCGATGCAGGAATTGGAGCTTAAAAAGCAGATTGCAGAGCAGGAAGCGCAGATTGAGATTTACAAAGCGCAACTGAATGCGAGTGTAAAGCTTCAGGTTACGGAAATGGAGCAGCAAACTCAGTTGCAGACTACTCAAGTTTCTGCGGCTAACGCTGCCGTCGAATCAACGCCTGAGCCGACAGAACAAGCGCCACAGGTTCCACAGCAGATTCATATTCACAACGGCGGCGGGACGAAGATGATTACGTTTCCTGACGGGCGTCAAGCCAAGATCGAAACCGTTGAATAATGGCTGACAATTTTGTTGCCAACCCCGGCGCTGGTGGAGATACATTCGCCGCCGATGATATTGGCGGGGTAAAGATACCGCGCAGCAAGATTGTATTGGGTGCTGATGGGTCGAATGATGGCGACGTAAGTTCATCCAACCCGATGCCGGTTACAGTCGGGAATTTTCCTGCTACACAACCGGTATCCGGCCCTTTGACGGATGCGCAATTAAGGGCTTCTGCGGTTGCTGTATCGGGTACTGTCAGCACGGTTGATTCAGGAACGTATTACACGTTCAGCGCGTCGAATAGCTCGTCCGTGCAGTTGGCCCCTGGCGCTACGTTCACAGGCACGATTGAGAACGTAACGACTCAGCAATCCATCTCGATACTGATGGCGAGCGACCAGCCGATTCAGTTGACGTTCTATCAGTATTCGGACGCTTTGGGTGTATATGCGGGGCCACCTCGCTCGTTTTACATTCCTGCGAGTCAGGGAATATCGTGGTCAATGCCGCTCAATTGCAATTACTGCAAATTGTCGGCAATGAATGTTGGGCGGGCAACGTCAACCACGTTTAAGCTTGATATTGCGTACGGCACGATTCCATCGGCTGACTTGGGTGGGAATGCTCCGACTACGCTTTATGGCTCAGGCGATCTTTACGGCGTCTCGCTGATTGAATCAGTCATCAATGGCGAAACGAACCTAACGACGCAGGTTGTCAACACTGAAAAGCGGGATATTAACGGGGCGCAGGTATGGTCTGATGCGCCAGTAGATGTGCCGCTTGTGGCGTCTACGGTTGGACAACAGTTTGTAATTGATACTCAGGGTTATCAGACCATAGCCCTGACGATGGGAACGATGGTTGCAACGCTTACGGGTTGTAATACTCGGGGCGGCACATTTGGCGCTATCTCAGCCATTCCGGTGGTATTGGGTGCGGCAACATCAACTGCGTCGGCAACCACAAACTACGTTGTTCCGTGTTTGACCCGTTACGTGAAGCTGACGGTTACGACGCTTGGATGGTGCTCTTATTCGCTCAGGGCGGTTCCGTTTCAAGCGCCCTATCTGGCTAACCAACCGATTAACTTGGCGCAGTATTTGGGCGCAACGGCTTCGAGCACCAACCCGATTCACGTTACACCGTTGTCTCTGGCTGCGTCTAATAACCAGACCATACCGGCTATTAACGTAGTAACGGCAACGGCTCCCGCTGCAACGGTTTTAAAAGCATCGGCGGGAAAATTGACGATGTTGACGGTAGCAAATGGAACGGCACAGGCTGCGTATTTGCATTTGTACAACGCAACTGCTGTAACTCTTGGCACTACCGCGTCGTCGCATGTTTATGCGATTCCTGCGGCAATCGCCAACTACCCGATAACGTTGCCTGATGGCGGTTTGTATTTTTCGACGGGCATTGCCTATGCCTTCACTGCGGGCATTGCCTCAACTGATAACACGGCTTTCGGTGTGGCTCCCGCACTGGTAGCTAACACGGCGTTTATCTAATGTCTCCACAAGAAACAGTTCAGATATTGCAGAACCTTGTATCGAGTCTCGAATCCCAAAGAGCGGTTCTTGTGAACAACGGGGATTTGGAGCGGGTTTCGCAGATCGACGCGAACATTGAATCAACTAACGCGACAATTTCGATAATCCAACAGGCGATAAGCTAAACATGCCACTTCAATTACAAAACCTCGTTGGCGGTCAAACCGCTGCGAATACCGGCTCTCAGATTTCAAGCGTTCGCACCGGCCCGACTGGCGAATTGATCGTCCAGAACGTCCACGCCGACTTGTATGAGGCAACCGTCAGAGGGCAGATTTTCTCAGGTTCAAACTCTGCGGCGGTTACGACTTCTGCTGGTTTTGCAACGACGCACACCGGCTTGTGTCTTTCTAACCCGATTGGCTCAGGCAAGAACATTGTTTTGTTGAAGGTGAAATACGGCGCGATTGTTGCGCAGGCTGCTGCGATTTCTCTCGGCATCCAGACCGGTTATAGTGCTTCAACGAACGTCGTGCATACGACACCGATGGTTCCGCTGTCTAACTTGGTTGGTTCTCCTGCGGGTGTTGGTCTGATTGACTCGGCATCGACTCTGCCGGTTGCGCCGAACCGTATCATTTTGATTGATACCCTGTTGACAGGTGCGATTACCACGACGCCGATTGGCGGCAATCAGTACGACTTTAACGGGTCTGTAGTGATTCCTCCGGGGGGATTTATTGCCACCTATACGAGCGCCGCGAGTACGGCAACTTCTCTGGTGTTTGGTTTCACTTGGGAAGAAGTCAGCGCGACGATTTAGCGCATGTGGATTCACCTGCTTCCACTTGCCCTGATTGATGGGGCGGGCGGCGGTGTTAATCCAGACAACCCTGTAAGGGGCGCAACAAACTATTGGGGGCGAATCCGCGAGAAATCGCACATTCACCCCGATTCGCCTGATTACTCGAAAGCGATAGCCGAAGCAATACGGCAGGAGCTACAGGCTAAAGCAGAAAAGAAACGGCTTGAAAAAGAGTTAAAAGCCGTCGAACGCATACCCGTCAAAAAGCTTGAACGTAAAACCGTCAAGCCGTGGGTAGACCCGACAAAAAACATTCGAGAACAAATAGCGGTTCAGGATTCCCTGATTGCTCAAGCGCGTTCTCATGAATTGGCTTTGCGTTTACAGGCAATCCAGGCTGAACGGATCGCTAAACAAAACCAAGAGCAAGAGGATGCTTTTCTGATTCTCATGGCTCTTGATGACTAGAAAGGACAAACATGGCTGGACTTCCTGTATCTCAAGTAAACGGCGCATCGGTGCCGTGGGGCTATCCCTCGTATCGAGCGGGCGTTTCGGCTTTGGCTCT